GGTTGACCTCTTCGGTTTCAAGGGCATGAATCGCCGCTTCGGCGGTTTTACGCCAAGCCTCGCGCACCTCATTGCGGCGCTTGTCGTCCGGGCTTTTCTCGATGCCGCGCAGCAGCAACGGCAAGGCGATGCAGGCGGCGATCAACGACAGCAGAATCACCCCGGCCGCGATGAAGATCAGCAGGTCACGCTCGGGAAATGCGTCGGCACCCATGAACATCGGCACCGACATCACACCCGCCAGCGTCACTGCCCCGCGCACGCCACCGACGGTCAGCAACCAGCAGGAACGGGCGCTCGGCACCCGGGTAATCTCAGCCTTGCCACGCCAGCGCCGCAACAGAATGGACAGGCGCCAGATGCTTTGCACCCAGACGAACCGCAGCACCAGCAACACCAGGAAAATCGCCAGCACATCGAAGCAGCGATACAACAGCGTCGGCCACAGCGAGGTTTCATGGCTGGCAACGGCCTTGATGATGTCTGGCAACTGCAAGCCCAACAGCAGGAAAATCAGGCCATTGAAGGCGAATTCCAGCAATGACCAGACACTGCGATTGAGCAGCCGCGTGTTGGTCTGGCGCGGCAGCAGGTCGAGCCAGCTCTGCATCATCCCCGCCGCTACCGCCGACAGGATGCCCGATGCACCCACGCGCTCGGCCAGCACGTACGCGGCAAACGGCAGCAACAACATGAACACGACGTGGGTGGCCGGGTCATCCCAGCCACGGGCGATCATCCACGCGCGCAGGCGCCCCACCAGCCAGCTCAACGCAACGCCAATCGCCAGGCCGCCCACCGCCACCAAGACAAAGGTGACACTGGCGTTGGCCAGCGAGAATGCCCCGGTCACGGCGGCCACAAGCGCGAACTTGAAGGTCACCAGACCCGAGGCATCGTTCATCAGCGCCTCGCCCTGCAGAATGTGCATCAAGGGCGTCGGCAAGCGATTCTGGGAGATCGCCGAGACCGCCACGGCGTCCGTGGGCGACAGCACTGCCGCCAACGCAAACGCCACGGGCAGCGGGATACCTGGCAGCAACCAGTGAATGAAATACCCGGCGCCGACCACGGTAAACAGCACCAAACCCACGGCCAGGGTCAGGATCGGTCCACGTAGCTGCCAGAATTCACGCTTGGGCATGCGCCAACCGTCGGAAAACAACAGCGGCGGCAGGAACAGGAACAGGAACAATTCGGGGTCCAGCGCCACATGCAGGCCGAGGGTCGGCCAGGCCAGCAAGGCACCCGCGGCAATTTGCACCAACGGCAATGGAAGCGGGATCACCCGCCCCAGCAAGCGTGAAACGCCCACCAGCATCAACAGGATCAGGACGGTGTAGGCGGTTTGCATAAAACGGGGTTCCCGGACAATCGACAGCATTTGAAGTGCCATATTAGCCGCTTAGACTATGTGCTGGCCCTTGTACCTATGTCGCACGCTGTCACAACCGCGTTACCACAGGTTTTGTCCTACAGCCGCCGCGAAACCGTCCGGCCATGGCATAATCCGACACCTTTTATTTCCGACACCTGTAAAGGGGGCGATTCCTTGACCGTTTCAAGTAAAACGTTGCACCTTTTCGGCATCAAGGCCTGGGATGCCGCATAAGAAAAGTTAAAGCCCTTTATAATCAACGCGCTAACCCTTAAAACCCCCTGCAAAAACACCCGCTTTCTCTACTCTTCTGAACTCAATAAACATTGGTCCAAACGGTTGCGTTTTGGGGAAGAATTCCTGCGCGCTAAATCCATGTGGACAGCGTTTAAATACCCCTAGGAGACAGATCATGGATCACTTCGGAATAGGCCAAGCGTTGAAAGGAATGGCCCGCTGCTACTTTCAGTCAGCACGCGGCACCGGACGCACCACCTCTCTATTGGAAAGCTTGAAAGACGGTGATCGTGTTTGTTGTGTGAGCAGCAAGGAAGCTGACCGGATAACTCGGATGATGCGTGAGCGCAAGATCGACGCCCAGGCGATCGCGGTCGACCCCAATAGGCCCGAAAGAATATTCGAGCGCGGCACGCCCAAAGGCCGGACTATTTTTGACGAAAGCTGGGTCGAGCAATATTACATGCGCGCTTTAGAGGCTGCAGCCAGAGACATCGACCACTTCCAGCGTGAGGCGTCAGGGTTCGGCGCAGCTCATCTTGAGACTCGAGAAGCCGCACGCTTCATGATGAAGCCTGAGTGATTTTGCACCGGAACAGAATTACACCGCGATCCTAAATGGGTAAGGCAAAGTAACAATAGTCAATGAATCCGGGCACTTGCCTACTTAGGCGTACCCGGTTTCAACCTGCTTTACACGGTCAGTGGTACAAAAATTGGTACAAGCTTCATTCCCTTCTCAGGCGTCCCGCCTACCGCTCGTCACTTTCTGATACTACTGCTACGCTGACGCATCCACGGAGGAATGACCATGGCCAAACTCAGACCTGCTGCCTTTCTTGCTATTGAAGATCAGCGAAAACCATCTCGCCTTTGAGGCCAATGCAGCGCTGGCCGAGGTATGGTTCGGCCCAACTGTGTCGAATGAGCGCACCCGCTAATGCAGAGAAGACGTACGCTTAATCAGAAACCAATATGGAAACTATAAATGAATGGAAACAGCTTAAAGTCTGAAATAAAAAACATCGTATCAACACTAAACTTCGCATGGATACAAACCAAGCCAAGCATGATACATGCACACCATAGACTTGCACTCAAAAGTAGTGACAAAACATCACACATTTCGCCTGAGTACGACATCCCTGTACAGGACTTAGTAAGCAAAACAGTTATCAGGCCATCAGTAATGCAAGGATATCTAGAATACAAAGCAATCCCCTCGATACTTCCTTACATACAAGCAATAGCAGAAGATTCGATTCAGGAAAAAAGACCATCAGATAAAAATATTAGCCAAAGAATAGAGTCACTAGTACATAACAAACGAATAACCCGAGAGCTTGCCAGCAAGGCTCATTACTGGCGCATAGTCAGAAATATCATAGCTCATGGATCCAATAAAATCACAAAACGAACAGAATCAGAAGTAAACAAACTTTTCAACAATGGGGATATTTTATTCCGCAATTTTGTATTTTGGGGGCCTTTAATATACATCAGATCAGACGACCAAATTGAAGGCTCAATGGTTCCACTTACAGATGAAGCTGTCGCATCACCTCAAGAACCAAATGATCAATGCTTCATTATCGATGCAACAGACGGGGAGACTATAGCAATAGGCTTGGCTGATCTGCTTGCCGCGGCAGAGGTATGGGCAGAAGTTATTGATTGCGCATAGCTTGTAACCTTTGATCAATGTCCGCAATAGGAGGGTTTCTGTCGAACGAGCCCCATTAACCTAGCAATCGCTCGTCGCATCACCCTCGCGGAAACATCACGCTTCGTTTACTGTATATCCAAACAGTATTTGTAAGGCGCGACCGTGGACCCCTACGAAATTGAAGACACCAGCGAATGGCTCGGTAGCCCGACCAGGCTGGAAACCGTCAAGCATTACGCAAGCATGCTTGAGGAAGACATCCAGGATCTGAAGCGTCAGCTGCAGGCGGCAAAAGAAAATATTTCAAGCTTGGTGGAGATGAACGACCAGCTTTCGGCCGAACTCCAAAAGAAGCGGACGTGGATGGCAAACCTGGAAGCAGAGACCACCGACCAGCTTGCCCAGATCCGGAGCCTGACAATGGTCCTCGATCAAAAGGAAAGGTTCATTCGTGAGTTGCGGGCGGGTAAGCAGGCCGAGTAAGCAGACTGCGCTACGTTGAGGCCAGCGTCCTCAGCCGCTCTTCAGTCGCGGAATCGAAGATGACATAGAGCCGATCAATGGTCGCTTCACTCAACGCACAGGCCGATTCCAAGCCGAGAACAAACCCCTCAGCGCGTGCGCCAGCTTTCGCCGCAACAATCATCGAATCCGCCTGGGCGATCTGAGCAAGAAGCTTGTCGGCCTCGCGCTCGATCTTTAGGCTCAGCTCTACGCCTTCCATTCCACCACCTTTATTTGAACGATCGGCTACAGGATAGCGGCATGCGCACCGGCGGACAGCACCGCCGAGGCTTTCGCCCACAACTTCAATCGCTCGGGCTGCCCATTAAGCCCGCCATTGATGCGTCGAGTGATCGCCTCGAACTGGCCAGCGTCCGCCAATTCATTCAGGCCGTTGCTCGACCAGAACCAGGCGGCAGAGAGAGCAGCATATGCCGGCTGCTCCAGCAGTTCCGGTTTTGTCAGCAGGTCCAGGCTCAGGGCTGAGCCGCATGCCTGATAGTTGACCCAACCGGTGACCTGGATCAGTCCTCTGCCACGGTACCGCCAACCGTCGCCCGTCACAGCAGGACCATTACCAAGGCGCGAGGCGTAAACGATGTTCGCGATCTGTTCCGGCTTGCGCGCGACACTGGTTGCGGTCGCCAGGTTGAATCGCTTCGGCCAAGTCCGGACCAGACCCTCGGCGCTGTAGTTCAGGTTTTCGACCAGGGTGCGCAGTTGGCCGGACTCATGCCCGACCTGTGCCAGGAACGCGGCAACACGCAACGGCCCTTGAATGTTGAATCGCGCCATCGCGTCATTTAGCGCGGACACAAAAACGCCGGCAACTGGGCCGGCGTTCGGGAGGATCTGCAGCAGTTGCTGCGCTGTGATGGGCATACTTTTCTCCAAACCCGCGATCGGCGGGTGTTTTTGGCGTCTCAAATTGTTACGAAATTAAGAGTATTTAAACCAATACTCACGTATGATTTGCGCCTTTGTTTTTCATCCGGCAACTTCAATACAAGGCAGTAGGGTCATCCATGGATAGGGTAATAAATACGCTCGCAATCGGTACTTGCAGAGTCGCAGGACCATGCGAGAATCTAACCAGCAATGGGTTTAGTGGTTTGGAGAAATTCCCACACCACCTTCATTACCCTTCTCAAATTCTGCAAACCTTGAAACATTACGATGGACACAACGCCATTCCGCAAAAGCTCCTTTATCTTATGTCCGAAGACTCAATAAGAAAAAGCGCCATGCGGCCTGGCTTTATTGCCTCCCACACCATCGAAGTTAGAAAACACAAAGATTTCACGAAAAAGTTCGACAAATACATTATTGAACTAAGCGGACTGCATGAACTGATACATACCAGCGGAATGTTCGTAGAGTACTTCGCTAGGCGCGACCTTTCAGAGTATGGCGACCAGTTACAAAACCTGCACGCCGAAGGCCTAATTGATTATGTACATCCAAAGGACATAACAGCTAGACAGGTCGCTGACGATTATTTTATATCGGTAATGTCGGACATATCGAAATTTCTACACCACAAACCCATTCTATGGGTTTCCCATTTCGATGCATCTGCCCCAGCCCGGGTTCGAGAGTCAAGGCAGCGATGCATTGATCTAGTTAAAAGAGGCGCAGAAAAAACTGGCGGCAGTTTTTTTGACCCGACCAATGTTGTTAACAGTCTTGGCCAGCACAAAGCGCTCAAAGAGAATGGAGATGACCTCGCTCACTTTTCTGATGAAGCTATGAGTTGTTTGGCTGAAGTATACCGCTCATGGATTTACACTGGCAGCCACCGCTGGATACATAACAAGAAACGTTTTTCCAACCTGCTACGCAAACCAATATTTCACCTTTCCACCGGCCTAATATTTGCTGCGACTGGGTTTTACTTTATCTAATCAAAATCCCGCAATTTGCGGGATTTTTCCTCATTCAAAGTAGACACCACAACCACCGTTCTCAATTTCCACCATGCCCATTTTCTTGGAACAAGCGAGTCAACGCCTCCCCTTTTCGCTCCATTGTTCAATCAGGATCAGACGGCAGACAGCGCAGCATGTGCCGACTGCTTCAACAGATCCAGTGAGCGGATCCAGGCTCAGGGCTGAGCCGCATGCCTGTATTTGACCTAGCCGGCGACCTGCATCACTCACCTGCCTCGGCCCCGCCAGCCAGCGCTCGTAATGGCATGACCTATACATATCCGGGGGCTTTAAGTAGAATTTCCAGAATCCATTTTGAAAACTATTGAAACCTCAATGAACCGAGCAGGCACACAAATGAGCACATTAGGGTTTGGAACAGACCGAATCGCTGAGGCGCTCATTAAAGTTAAAAACAATGTAGACAGCAACTTATCAATATTTCCCCACAGACTGCATTACCCCTCTCAAATTCTGCAATCAATCAAGCATTACAACGGCGCAGAAGAAACCATACCTTCAGGACTTCTGTACTTGATGTCCGAAGACTCATTGATCAAGAGCGCAACAAAGCCTGGATATCTTAAGCATCACAAAAATGAAATCAAGGAATACTCTGGATTCATTGATAGGTATGACAGCTTTATAATTGAGATAAGCGATCTGACCGAAGCAACTTACAATGAGTTTTTTTACACTGAGCACTTGGCAAAGAAAAATCTCGCAGCTTACCAAGCACACCTTGAGCTACTAAGCTCATACAACCAAATTGAGCTTGTGAAGTCGTCCGACGTCATTGAGCGTCAAATTCCTGATTCATACCTCATTTCTGTGATATCTCAAATAACCAGCGTACTCGATGAAAAACCGATACTTTGGGTTTCGCATTTTGATGCGTCAGCCCCAGAAGAAGTGCGTAACGCCAGAAGGCGCTGCATCGATGTGGTAAAGAAAGGCGCGAAAACTTACGGAGGAAGTTTCTTTGACCCTACGAACGTTATCTTCGAGCTGGGCCAGTCCGCAGCATTGAAGGACGATGGTAAAGATCTGTCGAGCTATTCTGAAATGGCGACAGAGTGTGTCGCAGAGGTTCTTGAGCATTGGGTAAATGGAGCACACCACCCGTGGATCGTGTAACCCACGGGCTCCAGCCGAAAATCAGCAGCCCTGACTGCGACTGCAATTTTACATTGCTACCCAGGCTCCCGTTGCCCAGCGCCACCAGCCAACTGTCCCGGTCTGAAGAAACAAGAAGCCTTCTGGCGCCGCAGTGATAGCGGTCCTGACAGCGATGGGTCCGACGTTCGGGATCGAACTGTTCAATGCCGTACCCTTCAGCCCGGCGGCGGCATCCTGCATGACCGTCTGCAAAGCCTTCGTGCCATCGGTTACCGTGATCTGGTGACCTGGAATGAACTGGGAGCTGGAAACTTCGGCTGCTGAAAACCGCAGATCCACCGGAAACTCGGCCATGGAATGAGTGGCAACCAGGTAGAGATCTTCCGTGTCATGGGAAACGCGGAAGTTGGAATAGCTACCGTCGAAGCGTGAAGCGATGCTGTTGATACCAATGGTGTTGCCACGGGTCAGGGTGGTGGTTGTACCTCCGTTAACTTTGTAACCGGAGGCCGGACCGTCAGGTCGATTGAAGATTGCTGAGAATGGACCTGCTGCTTGAAAGTGGACTTCAGTTCCAGCAGGAACCTTGATCGAATATGGGTAAAACTGGCGCAGATAGATGTTGGGTGTTTGCACCACAGTCAGCGGACGCCCGCCACTATGGCGAAGCCCGGAAAGTCCGAACGACCCATCAATCCCAATAGCGCCGCGCCGCACCAGATTCACATTGAACCGATCCTTTGGCAGGCCGTACTCTTCTAGGATCGCATCGCAGACAATCTGGGAGATCATGCGCGTGGCGGGCGCCTGATAGTGGACGTTGTCCGACCAGAAATAATAACTGGTGGTATTGGCGAACAGGCTATAAAGCGGAATGAATCGGATGCCGTAGAAGTCGCACAGCTTTTTCAGGCTGCTGTTCCATGCGACCGCTTTGAGGCGATTTGTCTCGGTTCCGTGATAGGGGATCGACTGCACCATAGGCCGAATTCCGCCGATCAGCAGTCGCTCGATTTGCAGCCGCATGAAGTCCAAGTACTGCTCGCGGGTATAACCCTGCGCAATGTCGTTGGTCCCCCAGGCCAGCACCATTACCTGCGGCTGAAACGTAGAGATAGCTCCCTCAAGGCCAGCCCATCCGAACTCAGCAGTTTGGCCTGGCGAGCCGTCCCCCCTGACGCGGCCTTCAGCGTAGTAGACATACTCGCGCAGTTTCATCTCTACGTTGGCGGGTGTCGATCCCTCGCCCAGTACGGATACTCGATTGGCAGTGGCATCGCAGAACGCAGTGTTGGAATCACCCCAGAATGCGATAACCGGACCCACTTTCCAAAAGAATGAGGCGTCGTATTTCTGGTAAGCCTCTTGCGGGAAGAGAACGCCATCGACAATTTGCTCGTGAGCCAGAAGGGGATCCCCGCCAACCGGCATTGCCATGACTGAACCCCTAGTTTCCAAGTCCTTTCCTTTTGCTGTAACGGTGCTCGAAAGCGGGTAGATCCCCGCGTTGATATCCATCGCCCACGATGCATTGATTCCGGCATTGAGGTTTCCTGCTTGGTCCGCCGAGCCTGTACCCGTCGCGCCAGAATCGACAGCATTTGGGACAAGTTTCCTCGACAGCTCCTGGCGTAAAGCGGCATCGCCCACAGAGACGAAGTTAATAGATTCGGCCCCCCATACGCCTGTCGTCACATACGGAAGCGCAACAGAGGCTTTCGGCTTCCACAGCTCGCCATCCTTCAGCATGATCTCATTTCGTTCAGCGAACGTAACCGGCTGCGAGGCGTAATCACCAATTACGTCATAACCGGAAGTCGCGATGAATTCATCGAATCGATCGGCTCTATCCGCCTGGGCGGTATCGAACTCGGATTCACGTCGACTCTGGTCAGCATCAAACTCAGCTTCGCGCCGACTCTGGTCAGCATCAAATTCAGCCTCGCGCCGAACTTGATCAGCGTCGTGCTCACTCTCCATCCCCTTCCAGGACTTGAGTGGAACTCCCAGCCGGTTTGGAACAGGGGCAGTTCCTCCGGTCAGCAGTAGATCGAAATCCTCAGCGTTATCGATCAAATCCTTCGGATGGGTTGAGCCGGGTGCGTTACCGGTGTTGTAAGCCATGGGCATTTTCTCGCATGCACGCCGGCGCCGCCGCAATGTTGGCGGAGTCGCGAGCGATGTGTTTTAAGTTTTCCGGCGGGGTGCCGGTGGAAATTAGCGAAGCGCGTGAAGATGATCAGTCGACGTGGCGAGGCCACTTCTGAATCATGGCCCTGTCGAAGATGCTGGAATAGAGCACATACTCTGGAGCAAACAGAACCCACTCGGCGTCCACGAGCGGGCGTTTGAGCAACCAGAGTTCGGCGGTAAAACGCCAATGATCAACGCCAACCAACACTGGCCCGCGGTATATGTCGTCGAAGTTCGCCTGGTAGTTCTCGAGGCCCAGCGGTGATTTGAGTGGGCACTCAAATGGCAGCGTTCCAGAAACGAGCACATGCTCAAACCATCCTTCGAACAATTGCGCCTCGGAAGCACTGAGCAACCAAGTGACAGAAGTTCGGGTCGGTACGTTCTGGTAGGCGCGGCGCCGGATTTTCCTACCGGTCACCAATTGCGTACTGACCATCGGACTGACAGGATCGAAGCCATACCCCTCCCTCAACGGGAGAGGCAGACCTTCCGGGTATTGGATCATGTGTCGTCCTTACGGTGCCGGAGCGTTGTCGTAGGTGTAAACGCGTTCGTCGTAGGGCATGCCCTTCAACGCCACGTTGCCGTTGGATGGAGATGAACTATTTACCAGGACCGGATAAGCCCACTTGCTTGCCGGGCCTATCAGCAGCTGCGGTAGCTCCAGGGTCATGCTGGTGTCTGGTGTGAAGTCCAGATCGACGATCTGCAGGCGGTATTCATCAATCGCGGTGACCGGGAATGGCCCAGAGAGAGAGCCATCAGGACGGCTGATGCCGACACGGTAGGCCTCGGGCGCAGACCAGTCGATCGGCTCGGTCGATTCCAGCAAGAAGCCGCCGGTGGTTGCCGTGACGCTACGCAACTGCGCGCTTTGGCACAGCCCCGGAGTATCGCTGGCGACAGCGCAGAAGCTGAGGTAGCCGCTGTTCATGCCGGCCAGCTCGGTTTCCCAGCTGTAGGTGTCTTGGCGAAACAGTTGGTGACCGCGGCGGCGCATGCCGAACTGGTAGGCGCGGTCCCGGTCACCCACGCCTGGCAGCTTGACCTTCTCGACCTTCAGCCCCGCATCACCAGGCCAGCGGCAGGGCACGGTTTCCCAGGCCCATGTCAGGTTCGAGTAATACTCAACGTCGACCCCGTCGAAGTCGTTGATTGATGGCAGCGGCCCGTCGATCTTGAGACCCTTGGTCATGTTCTGCGGCGAGTAGGTCTGCGTTTTCGGACCGTAGGTGATATCGAATGCCGCCCGGGGCTCGTCGCGCACCAGGCTGACCAAGCCGTTCTTGATGGTCAGCTCGGCAAAACCACAAGCCAGCGCATTGTTCAGCCGGTCCTTTGCCGTGCTGGTGTCGTCGATAACCTCGTCGTAATACTGGCCGGCAGCCTCAAATACCGTGTGCAAGCGATCCCACTCGGGCAGGTCGATATCGGCGTCGGTGTATCCGAGTGACTTCAGGACATGCAGACACCAGGGCACTATGCCACGCGTTGGTTGCGGCGCGGTCCAGACGCCACCGGTGTAGATCGGCAGTATCCTGGTTCCAATCAGGTTGGCCTGGCTTTCCGACTGAGCCGACAAGCGATCACCGCTGCGGATCTGCAGCGCCATAACGGTCATGCCCGGGTAACTGGTCGGTCGGACCTGGCGCAGGCTCCGCAGGCTATACCAGCTGATGTCGTCCTGCTTTTCCGAGTCGATGCGGCCTGGCTGACTGACGAAGCGCTTCTTGATTCGAGCCTCAGGATTCATCGGGTAAGGCAGGGTCGTGCGATACGTGAAGCCTTGCGCGTCGCGCGTCCCGCCGTAGTGCTCTTTCTCAATCACCGTCACAGGCCCGGCCGTATCCGCGTCGCGGAACTCGAAGGCATGGAACGACCTGACCGGGTAGATCTGCCCTTCCCGCCCAATGCCGCACAGGCCATTTGGGTGAAATACAGTCCACTCAATCTCGGTGACCAGTTCGCCTTTCGGGGCGCAGCTGAACCAGCCACGATAGCCGCCCTCCAGGTTCGACGGGTCCAGGGTAATCAGCCCGTTGACGGTTTCGGTCAGATCAAAACCTGGCCAACCCGAATCGACAGATCCGGACGAGGTCAGGCGCTCAACAACCATAAGCGTCGAGCTGAAGGCCGTGATGCGATAGCGCAGGCCGACGGGCCCGATGGTGGCCAAGGCCGATCCGAGCGCAAGACCGACTACAGGCTGCCCACCGACGTAATCCAGGGTCATCTCTGCCGGTTGCTCAGGCGTCCCCGAAGTAGCTGCCGTGCCAGTGGTATTGATTGGACTGGAGCCGAGCACGTCAGCCCCGCCGGACGCGACCAGGGCCAGCCCGTTGTTGGCGCCGGTTTGCGTAAGCAGGACTTTGCCCGCGGAGACACTGGCAACGAACGGCGCGGCACCCTTGGCGGTATTAATTGCGGAGACTAGGCCCGCAAGGTCGGTAGTTGCCGTATTCAGCGCGACAGAATACGGGGTAGCGCCGAGCGAGACCGTGAAGGTCAGCGGCGTCACGTTGTAATCGTAGCGGGCTGGGATGCTCGAGCTGAGAATCGTCGACGGCGCGCCAGCAGTCGGCGGCACGGCCGGCGCATACGGGGTGTGAGAGTGGACAACGTAATAACCGGCGTTCGCACCCTGGACCTCGATCGACATGCCAACCGATGGATTCAGCATTTCCAGCGGGCCACGCACAATGTCTCGCCCGGCGCCGCCGTCGATGACGGTGTACACGTACGGCGAGAGGACGCGAATGATCAGGCCGCTCTCCCAGTCAGTCGGGAAGGCGCCAGCACCGGACGGGATGCCGATACTGGTCCCGATGAACTGGTAGGCCGAGGCTGTCGCGGTCTGCGTCAGCGCGGTGGCCACAGTCATTTCCAAGCCGGCCGAACCGTTGGAGCTGGCCCCGACCTCGTCGACGTTGTACCAGAGCATCGATGCCGTATTGCCTGACACATCGGCGCCAGGCGGGTAGATAGTGCAGATGGCGTCAGAGCCCAACGAGATAAGCGGGGTTTCGCCGATCTTAATGTCGCTGGTGGTGACCTGCACGCTGCCGGCCGAAACGTAGAGCAGCATTTCAGTCCACTGCTCGCGCGGCGCCACAAACCAGGTGCGCGGCTCAGCCAGATAAGCCGGGAACAGTTTCTGCCTGCCGGCCAGGTTGCGCACCGGATCGCCGATCTTGACCTTGTTGCCCTTCGCGCTGGCCTCGTCGATCGGGTCGCCCTGGGCGGTGCCGGCCATCGAGGGCATGCCAGGCATCTTGGGCATGAGTAATTTGCCTACGGCCTTCACGCCCTTGAACAGCAAGGCGGTGATGGTAAAGGGGTCTGTGCCCTTCGGCTCGCGCCAGATCTGGACGTGATCGGCCGGCTTGAATTTGACCTTGTGCCAGAGCGTCGGGCAGATCAGTTCGCCATTGATCTCGACGCTGATCGGCTGAACGGGCGCGCGGCGGTAGTGTTCCGTCATGCTCTTGAGCCACGCCTCGATCGTCAGGCGCTCGCGCGTGGTGTAGGTGGCCAGCGGCTGGCAGTCGGCCAATTTGTTCGGAAAAAATTCAATCACGGTAGTACACCACTCGTTGATAGCACGACTCAAAGTCGCGCACTGGGCGAATGCGGGGGCCGCCCGGGTTGGTGTCGAGCACCTTCAGCTGGCCATCCAGATGCACAACCACGCCGACGTGCTCCAGGTAATCGCCCTTGAAGGCGGCCGCAATGGCGCCGGGCTCGGGTTGGCACTCGTCCATGCCTGCCTTGAGGTCGTGATAAGCGATGGTGTTCGCGCGCAGCTTGGCCCGCCCCACCCCGCCCAGCGAAGGCAGCAAAGGCAGGCCGAACACTTCATGCCGCACAGAAATGACGAGGCCGTAACAGTCGAATGCCAGCGGCCCGCGTGCGCCATCCTTGTAGGGGGCTGACAGGTACTTGCCGATATCGCTCATATGTAGAGCAGCCCAGGCGCTACATCCGGGGTCAGTCGATCCCGAAAGCATGCCGTGCCGAGTAGATCGAACAGCCCGCACGTCAGCGTGGCCACGGTCGTTTCGTACTGTCGATTGAGCAGCGACATGCGGTAACGCTCGGCCGGGTAGGTCAGATCGCCTTCGAGGTAGCGCCGGCAGGTCAGTGTCACCCGAGCGTTAGCGGCCTTGGCCTGCTCGATTTTGATTTGGACCGCCCCGGACACGTTGTCGAGGGCGAGAATGATGTTCTGAAAGCCAGAGTTGTCTTGGTTGGGCAGACCCTGCTCCAGGGCCAGGGCGGTGAAGGCGAGCACCCGAGCATCTTCAGTTCCGCAAACTCGATCCTCAAAACCGTCGCAGAATAGGATCGGCGTCGGCCAGATGGAACAGGTTGCCTCAATCGTGTTGATCGGCAGCGGCCCGCCCGAGGCGTAGCAGACATTTATTGGATTGCTCATCTGCTGCTCCAGATATCAATGTGCTGCGCATTCAAGCGCCTTGTGACTTCAGGCCGTACTTGGCCTGGTTGACGTTGTGGATATCTCCCTCGCCTCGGATGTTGGATACGTAGATATCGATGACATCCTGCTCGGAGAGCTGCCGGCGATTGACCTGGCCCGCGCGACTGGCGTCCTCGATCAGGTTGATGACCGGGGCTGCTGACGGGCCATTGTTGCTGCGCCCCTGACTTACTTTCTCCAGCGTACGGTCCAGTTTTGCGCTGGTTTCAGCGGTGGTTACCCGCTCGCCCTTCTTGAGGTTCCAGGTACCATCCGCCGGAACGTAATCGATACCGTCGTGCGCCTGACCGTCCAGAGCCGATCCCACGGCAGTCATCATCACTCCCGCCGCAGCTGTCGCTGCGATGGCTGCTCCAGGCGCAACGACTGGACCAACGAACGGAATGCCGATCATTGCGGTGAATGCATTGAGGCCGGCCATTGCGACTTGAGCCGCTGCGTAAGAAAGCAGCGCATGCCCAACGGATTGAATGAAGCTGGCGGCCAACCCTTTGGCGTCCAGCTTGCCGGTTTCAGCCCACTCCGTAATCGCGTCAGTGAGATTGTGGAAAGTCTCAGCGCCTACGCTATGCATGGTGCTGTAGAGGTCCATGCTGGCTTCAGCTTGTGTAGCCACGCCGCTGATGAACCCCGTCACGCCTTGCCTTTGAAGGCTATCCACCCTGCTGTAGTAATCCTCTTGCAAGAGCACTCGCTCTGCCAGCGCCTCCCGAAGCATTTCTGTCTCGGTGTCGTACAGGCTTTGGGTGATATCACCGGCGTTCAGTTGCTTTTGAAGATCGGCCATCTGCCGGTTGTGATCTTGCTGAAGAGCAAGATCCTGGCGCATGCGTTCCCGGGTCTGCTCTCCCATAGCGGCGCCAGCAAGTTCCATGTCGAAACCTGAACGGACGGTATCGTTTTCAGCGCGGAGGTTTGCGGCGAAGGCAGCCGACTTGGCCGACTCGTCACTGGCTATCTTGAGCTTCTGGAGAACATCGAGCTCCGCCGCAAGACCTTCCAGTCGTTTTTGCTGAGTGGCGTTGATGCCAACCAACTTGCCGGAAGCCAGTTCAAACCTGAGCTTGTCCGCTTCCGTTGCCTTCTTCTGTGCATCCGCGGAGGTGTTGATCAACGCGATCTGACGCTGATAGTCAGTTACCGCGTCCTCACCTCGCTTGGTCAGTGCTGCTGCAGCCGTGGCTGCTGCCGTAGCGGCCTGCTTGGATGCTGCAGCACTTTTCTTCTCGGCTTCAATTGCCGCTTCGCTTGCGTCCAGGGTCTTGGCTTTTGCTACAAGCAGTTCGCCCTCACCTTCCTTCAGCCCTGTGACCAGGCCAGCACCTATGCGGGCGGCGAGTTTATCGGCGTTCGTTTTCTTGCCCGAGAGCAATATCTGTTCATCGAGTGTCTTGGCCAGATCTTTAAAGGCCTTCGACTGCTCCACCACTACCGGCGCGGCGAGGATCCCGTTCAGCACGGTGATTTGCGCGCCGAAAGCCTCGACCTTTTGCCGGGCTGTATCGAGTTCGCCTTGTGCCGTAATCAGCGACTCGTTCCACTGGCGTTGACGGGCATCATCAGGATGATCGCGCAGCAATCGTTGGTACTGCGAAACCGCACTCTCTGCATCGAGTGCACGCAGCTGCGCCTCCATCAAATCTTGGTTGATGTCCTGCAGGGCCGCCGCCGCTTGATTCTTTGTGAACCCGTCGAACGACTTGTTCAGGTAATCAATCTTGCTGGCCAGGGACGTCGCCGATTCGTCAGCGTCATCGCCGCTTATGGCGAAGTAGGCAAGCGCACTGGCGGCAAGTAGCACTACCCCAACCGGCCCCCCAAGCAAGGCCATGGCCGCCGATGCGCCACGGGCAGCCACGCCGATTCCGACAAGCCCTGCGGCTGTTGCAGGTGCTACACCGGCCATGCGCGCAAGCGCTAACTGATAGCGAACAGCTTCGACCTGAGCTGCTGCGAAAGCTACAGCAGTACCTGCGGCGCTGGCGGCAAGGCGAGTTGCCAACACAACCGCCAGAGCCGTTGCTGCTTGTGCCGTTAGACCAAGCGCGGTACGCGCCGCCGGAGATCCCAAGGCCGAGTTAAACGCCTCGACTGCTGCGCGCGCACCATCGAGGCTCCCCTCGCCGGTCAGGAGACCGGCAACAGTATTGCGAAGTGCATCCAGCGAACCGCCGAAGGTGTCGCGGCCGGCTGCGGCAGCACCGCTATACGATTCCTCAAGTGCATTCAGGATAATGCCCTGGGCACCTGCCACATCCCCCACGGACTCAAGTGACTCCGCGAGCTTTTTCTGATCCTCGGTAAATCTGAAACCTTGCTTGCTCAGAGAACTGAGGCCCTCTGTTGGCACGTCCAACGCCCGCCCGATTGTTTCGGCGGCCTGCTGCACTGTTGTTCCGGTTCGCGCGGCCATGTCGGAAGCAGCCTGAAGCGCCCGGGTGAACTGCGTTCCGACAACACCGGTGAATGCCAGAAGCGCTGTCTGCGCCTGGTTGATATCACCACCAGAAAACGTGCTCGCCTTCTCCATGGCGTCGGCCATTTCGTTCAGCTGGTCTCGACTGAAGCCGGCTGACTCGCCCGTCGATTTAAGTACTGCTGCCAGCTGGGCTTGTTCCTTTTCAGCATCCCGAGTTTCGGTGATGAAGCTGGTAAGCACCGCACCCACCGAGAAACCCGCAACAGCACCCGCAACAACTTCGCCAAGCGCACTCCAGGCCAGCGAGGCCATATTCGCAGCGTCGGCAATCCCTTTGCCTGACTTCCGAGCCGCAACTTCGGCCTTGTCCAGCGGACCAGTAAAACCACCGATACGCGCGATAAGATCGAGCGTTAGCGTGCCCAGTGAATTAGCCATCTGTAACTCCAAGCGACACCGGCCATTTCGAGAAATGGCCTGTTTTTATGCCCATGTCTCCATGGCCTGTTCCAGCGTCAGTGGCTGTTCCGAATCGTGCGGCATGAAGTCGTAGATTTTGTAACCGCCCTTCGCGCTCTTGGAGTTGGCATAGAGCGCCGCCAACATCGCCGTTCCTCGCTCTATGCGCATGCCCCAGTTGAGTGAGCCTCGCTTTTCGCGATACCTCACCCAACTGCGGAACTCGGCAAGACTCAGGCGCTCTTTGGCTTCCGCGATCGTGGCGCCGATCGAGATCGCAATTTCGTGCCAGAGCTCGTCGGCGTCGGAGAGCTCGTCATCTTTCCCAATTGGTTCACCTCACCAATCACGGTGAGTAAAGCCATGGACAGGTTGCCATCGAGCGCGCCGCGATCCGGGTCGGCAGCGCCAGTGATGTCGCCAACGGTGAACACCGGGTTCCCCGCCTCGTCGCAGATGCTTACGGCGATTCGCCCGGCCACCCCGTCCTGCTTTCCGACGCCGGACATCAGATCACTCACCGCCGATTGATAGCCCAGCGGCCGCACGAACACAGTGGCGGTATGCTCGGTATCACCCTGCTTCCAGGTGATCTCTTTCTTAACTGGACGGCCCGTGAACGAGCCCCGCTTCATCAGAGATTGAATACTCAGCTGCATGGTCGATCCTTACGGAGTGGTGGTTTTGCGAATCCAGGCGGAACCGCCCGAGCGCTGGATGGTGGCCGCGGTGGTCACCACGGTGTTGGCTGCAAAGTCGAACGGGAAGTCAGAGACATAGCCATCGAAGATGAACCAGGTGCGAGCCGTCGGCAGCTCGAAATCATCGCCCTCGGTGTTGAGGGTCGGAGCAATGCCTTTGCCGTCAGACCAGCCAACTGCCCAAGAAACGTTTTCGACGCTGTCATCTTCCGACAGCTGATGCAGCCGAACATGGGACGCGTTGCGAGGATCGGCGTTGAGGGTCAAAGACGCCTGTCCCGGCGTGCGGAGACCACGCATGTAGCTGCGCACGGTTTGACTGAGGCAGGTAGTTTCGATCTGGTCAGCTGGGTTACCGCCGGGGCTGAATGCAGTAGCACACTCGATCTCAACGATCTCAAGAATTGCTGGGTTAGCAACGGAAGGTACCAGTGCATATACCTGGGTGCCTTGGGTAAGCATCGACATGGCTCTCTCCAAAATGTCGGGCATAAAAAAACCCGCACTTGGCGGGCCGGGTTCGGGGATTTGCTATCTGGGTACAAGCCAGTCGACGTCGAAGCTCGACCGATAACTCTTTGTGACAGGGTCTTTCGATTCTCCGCCCCAGCGCGTGATGTAGGCTGAGAGCTCAATGGCGGCGGTGATGGCAGAGGTAACCGCTCGGGCCGAACTAGCCGTGGCGGCATAAACATCTACCTGCAGCGTGTATCCATCGAGATCAGGACGACCAGAGAGAAAGTTTTCAGGGCTGCCGTTTATCATCTGCCAAACCGCATATGGCTTAGCCGCACCCTCCGGCGCCTCACCAAACGGATACAACCTGGTGGGCAGGGCCCCAAGCAAGGCGGTGACCTGAGAGTTCGCGGCGCATACCGCAAAGATTGGTGCTGCTGCCATCATGCACCCCCTCTCGATTTCGCTTCGCGCCTAATAGCGCGATCAATGGTCTTTTCGTAGTTTGTGATGAAAGCATCAGTTGCGTCATTGATGCTGTCGGCAAGCGCGTTCCTCATGAACGGATCAGCCGCGATTGTTTCTGTTCCAAACTCCAGCAGGCGCCAATGAGGGGTTGGACTGTTTTGTGACTTTTCGCCGCCATCCTTGAGCACCGCACCATGCTTAACGCCGATCCGAAAACCAAGATCGCCCGAACTCCGGAACAGCCGGCCGTTCCAGCGAAGGGCGATGTTGTCTGCAATGGAGCGTCCGGTTTCCGCATCATCTAAGCGCAACGCACCTTCCTTCGCTTTGTCAGCCACCAACTGCGCTGCCTTGCGCAAAGCCGATCGCCCCCCTTTGCGCTTCATGTCGTAATTGACGGCATTGAGTTTTTCGAGGAGCGAATCGATTCCGATCATGCTGAACTCAACTGTCTCAGCCATCATTCAACCCCTTCGCCACCAGAATCGAGAGGTACTCCAGGCCCGACACCGGATCTGGCATCGGCTGACCCTGGATGTTGTAAACGTCGCCACGGTGGAGAATGCGCATAATGGGCAGCACGCCGGCGCGGTAGCGGATCACTATGCGACCAGAGGCTTCGGACTGGCCCGCCTGCGCTGCGATCAAATCGCGAGCGCTGAGCGGTTCAACCGAGGCCGGCACCTTCTCCCAGATTGTTTCCCATCCAGGCAACATCTCGCCGGTACCGGGATCTTGGATCAGCCCAGGGGCTTGAAACGTGATCCGGTGACGCAATCGGCCGGCTTGCATCAAACACCCATCCGGATGCGATATGGCATCAGCAGTGATTTGGAAGCGAGAGGTAGTTCCGTCGCGATGGTTCCGGTCACCACCTCTTCACGATTCGCGAACAGATGGCCCAGCTTCAGCAGGCAGGCCGCCGTGATCGCTGCGTTGATGACGATGCCGTACTCGTCCATATCAATGGATTCATACATGTCAGCGAGCGCCTGCCTTGCTTGCTCGCGCAGTCGACAGCGGAATTCATAGTTGTCGGGTAGATCAGCAACCGCTATCGCCGCGGCATAAACGTCGCGGGCGGCGCGAGTGCGTTGGATAGTTTCCGACTTTGCCGAATTTACAGCGGCCTGATCTACAAAGAACCGTCGCTGAAGGAACTGCTGGGCGGCTTCTTCGGCAGCATCGAGCTGAGCCTGGACCAGCACCTGGTCTTCCGGCTCTGCCAGCAAATGCTTCATCGCCAGCTCAATGTCGATCACGCTCATGCTCAGTCGGCCTTTTTCTTGTCGGTGGTCTTCGCCTTGGTACCAGGCTTGGAATCGGCAACCACACTGGTGGAAGTCATGGGTGTTGGTTCTGCTTCAGAGTCGGTCAAATCAACCACCGCATCCTCCTTGCCGTCGTCCAGTTCGGCATAACCTTTCTGAAGCAACTGCCGCCCGTGTTGTTCCCCGGTCAGAAAGGAGGTGCCTTCGACCAGAGTTTTACCTCCGAGGTACAGCGGCTTGAGGGTCTTCAATTTCATGTCGGCCTCCAAAGGGCCGCCGCTCGGGCGGCCCCTCTATATCAAGGGGTTGGAGTGGCAAAGGTGCCGTAGATGAAGGCTTCCGGACGCTTGACCGCCAGCGCGAGACGTTCCTCGCAACGAATCGAGATCATGTTCTTCTCGAAGTCATCGGCGTTCTCGGTGGAGATCACCACGTTGGCATCCTCGCGATCGAAGATCTGGGCGCCGGTTTGGAAAGCACCAGTCAAGAACTTGCCGAGAAACGCCGCCAGTTCCGTGGCCACAACCGGCAGACCCCAGAGTGTAGGTCCGGCGAGGCTCAGCGGATTACCGATGATGTAGCGACCCAGGGTGTCCTTGGTCAGTTCGATCTTCGCCCAGTCGGTGAAGTGGAGCACGTGCCCGCTGGCTGGCAAGCGTGCCAATTGAGACTGGAGCATGGCCAGGCGCAGCTGGTCGATCTGGGTCATCGCATCGGGCTCGAAGGCTGCCGAGTAAGCTTCGGCCTGCGGCACGATCCCGTGCAGGTGCACACCAGTACCGTCGCCGAACAGGATCTCCGACTCTTCGGCGTATTTCAGGCCGTAGCGCATTTCGGCGTCTATGGTCGACTGCAGCTGAGCGAAGTCATCCAGGATCTGCTTCGAGGCTTTGAACATGTGCGCGATGGTGGTCACCGGGGTGATCTTGGTATCGAACGCGATGTCGCTGTACGGCTTGGCAGTGTTTTCCGCAACCACGCGGGCCGCATTGGTGAAGCCGGTCTGCTGCACCCAGAAGATCGCCGGCGAGGAGGTGCGACCAGGTGCGATCAGATCACGGATGAACAAGCGCTGTTTCGGCATCACATCGATGCCTGGCAGACGCTGAGGCTCGACTACGCCCTCGGCGACACCGGTGCTTAGCAATGCAGCGTTCACCGGGACGCTGACGCGACGGTTACCCTGGATGCTTTTGGCAAACTCGGCCAGGGCCTCACTCTTGATGACGGTACCGCCCAGCGTTTCGCGGGGACCCGCGGCAGCCTGAGTGGGGATGCGCGCAAACTCCTGTTCCAGTTCGCCGAGCTGGGCTTTCAGCTGCTTCTCGGCCTCGGTCAGGCTGTTGAACTTAAGCGCCATCTCGTCGACAGCGGCCTTGGTTTCAGCGGACAGGGTACCGGCCTTTTTGGCCTCGCCGAGGGCGGATTCGGCTTTGGCGCTGAACTCGCTGGAAGCCTTTTCCAGTTCGGCGCTCATTTTCGCAAGCAGTTGGGCTTGTTCAGACATGACTCTTTTCCTCTATTTGGACGCGGCTGCCGAGAACCGAGCGAGTGCTCGTTCCATGTCGGCTATTGGTTCGGCCAGACTGGCCAGGGTGTCGGCAGCGTTTTGCGTACCGGAGTCGGCAGCGCAAGGCGTACCGGACTTGATTTCTTGAATAAGGGATCGCCGCTCACTGCGGGGCATACCCTGCTTGGCGAGCAGCAAATCGAGTTTCCGGGCGGCCACCAGAGCCGCCTGGGCCTTGCCGCCCTCCTTGATCGAATCAGACTCGAGCAGCGAATCGGCGAAACCCTGCTCAACCGCGGCTGAACCTCCGATCCACGTCTCAGCATCCATGAGGGCCTGCATGGCCTTGAGGTCGCCGCCGGTGCGCGCTGAGTAGATATCGCCCATCGCTGCATCAAACGGCTCCATCATGTCAGCCACTTCGCGGAACTGATGGCGGTTGCCGGCCGCGATCGTCCAGCCGTTATGAATCATCAGGAAGCCAGAACGCGCTACCTGAAGATCATCAGCGGCCATGGCGATAATCGACGCAGCTGAGGCGGCCAGGCCCAGCACCTTCACGGTCACATGCCCCTTGTACTCGCGGAGAATGTTGTAAATCGCAAGCCCCTCGAACATGTCGCCACCAGGGGAATTCATGTTCACGGTGACGTCCGCTCCGTCCATGCTGCGCAGCGCGGCGGAGATCCGCTTGGCGGTAACGCCCTCCCCTGACCATGGATCAAAGCCGATCGCATCGAGCATGGATATGGTGTTCTTGGCATCCGCATCGGCAGCCTGAATGGTTGAATTCCACCGCTCCATTGCCTGAGGCATCAGATCGAAGGAAACGCCCGCGCACGGGCGACCCACCGGCGCTGCCGGAAGGCTACGAATTGTCATGGGTTATTCTCCAGAGCTGCCGGGGGAGCGGCCTTTTTCATTTGGGGTGAGCCAGTCGGATAAGGCAGCCCTGACTCGCTCGCCGCTATCCGATCCCTGGCCTAGCTGTTCAATGGGCAACAGGTTCGATTGCACGGTGTAAACGTCGCCACCGGGGATTGGCGGCAGGTTCTCCAGCCGTCGGACCTCATTTCGACTCATCCAGCCGTTCTGCAGGCAGATGTTGTAGTAGCTCGCCCGACCCTGGCTGTCGGCACGCAGTAAGCCCTCGACAGCGAATTCTGCAAAATAGCGGTCATCGCGCTCCAGCAAGCAACGCCCGATCTCCTGCTCGATGTTCTCGAGCAACGGCCGTAGGCAGTTGGTGAGGAACTGAAGGTTCTGGCCTTCAACGCTCGATGCCCAACTGCTCTGCTTGTCCATGTGGCCTACCATGAACGGAGGCACCCGGAACCAGCGACATACCTCTTCGATGCCGTAGGCTCGGGATTCCAGCATCTGCGCGGCCTCAGGGTTCATGGTGATGCCTTGGTACTTGAGGCCCGCCTCGGCCACCATGATCTTGCCAGCGTTCTTTGAACCCATGAATGCCTGAAGGCTCGCTCGAAGCTGCTCTCGCTGCTCCGGCTTGAGGGCGGTGTCGCTACTCAATATCCCTGAAGCCTGCATGCCCTGGGCAAACACCTTAGCAGCGGCTTCTTCAGCGGAAATGGCGGCACCCATTATCTCTTTGCCAGTGGACACCGGCAGCATCCCGCAAACCCCATCCAGGCCGAAGCCGCGGATATGCATCAGGTCAGCCTCGGGGATAACCCTTGGCTTACCATCCAGCGTGTATTTGTACTCCAGGCGGCCTGTGTCCAGACGCTTGACGGTCATCAGTTGGGGCAGAAGTGGATTCAGTGCGACGATCCGGTTACCAACCCGCTTCTTCTCGACGAATGCATTACCGCGTAGGCAGATACTGGCCACCACCATCAGCATGAAGCGACCAGGCGTCATCTCTGCGTTGGGGCGCTTCGTGAGAATGTCGTACAGCGGGTGGCTGGTAGCCGCCGTGCGGCCCCCATCGGCGCCTCGCTCGTAAAGGCGGAGCGGCAGGGTCGAGACAGTTTCGGAGAGCAACCGAACGCAGGACCAAACCGCAGACAGCTGCAGGGCCTTGTCCACCGTGACCACCTGGCCGCTCGCAGAAGTCCCGAACCACTCCTGCCAGAACGCCTTGTCATTCAGGCCCACGGGCACGCCGAGCCAGCTCTGCAGGGCCGACCTGACCCGCCCAGGCTTCTTTTCGCGCGCCATTAAATGCCTACCATGATTGGGTTTTCGTAGAAGCCGCTCGTATCAGGCTCACCAGCATTCGCCAGCACCCTACCTACGGCCATAATCAGCGCTACCGCGCCATCGATTTTGTTGTCGTCGCCCTGCTTTATCGGCCGGACGACATCGTCGTTGCCCGGCAGAAACTTCCCGATTACGTTGCCGATACACCAAGTCATGACCGGGTTGCCGTCATGATGGAACCGGCCCGCCGTGATGGCGGCTTCGAGCTCCTTCATGGCGTCCGACATGTTGGTGTAGTTCTGGGTGATGGTGATCGGGTTGAAACCTTCGTCGTCGAGGTCGTGGCTCAGGCCAGTAGCACCATGGGGATCTATGGGCGACTCCCGCAGCGGCGCATGGCGATTGGCTTCCTTCGTGTCCTCGAGGATCTCGCGGTAATCGATTTCGGCGCCGTCGGTGACATCTAGGTGTTTGGAGTTGATCCATGCCTGGAAGCGCTCCGACATGCGCTTGTTATCCGTGTTGTAGGCCGTGTCATATGGGACCCAGAATTTTGGGCCGACGCTGTAGTAGTGGGTTTTGCCATCGAGGATTCTCCAAAACAGGCGTGCCCTGGAGTTCATGTCGAGCTTCCTGGCCAAGTCGAACCCAGCATTCCATTCCTGACCGGCGAACTGATCTAGGGTGAGGGTTGTGTCCTCGCAGTCCCGCCAGCTCTCCATGTTGAAGAATCCGGACTTGGCACTCACCCAGAGATTCAGGTGCTTGGTCTTGAACGTGTTCGTGAAGCGCGCCGAGCGGATCGCCCGGGCCTGTTGGCTCTCCAGGTACTCCTGAAAAACCGACACCCCATGGTTGGGGTTGGCCTTTGCCAGCATCTTCGGATCGGTCCAGTCGTCGCCCTCGTCAAGCGTCCAGATGAAGCCGAACAGCTCGTCGTCGGGCACCGTGCCTTCCAGCATCTCAATGACCTGGCGGCGCTTGTCGTAGCACGGGCCCTCAATATCTGCGCCGGCGGTGGTGATGATGAACATCAGCGGCTGCCGCCGAGCACCCATGCCGGTGAGCATGGTGTCGTACTGGGCTGAGGTTCGATGCTCATGGTATTCGTCCACGATCGCGCAGCTGGGTGATGCACCGTCGCCGGGGTCGCCAATTAGCGGCTCGAAGCGGCTGAAGTCGGATGGGATGTTCATGTTCGAGGCGTTGACCTCAATGCCCGCCGCTTGGACCAGCATCGGCGACTTGGCCACCATCAGCTTGGCCGGGCGGAAAACTTCCCAAGCCTGCTTCTCAGTGGTAGCGCCCGAGTACACCTCGGCACCGAACTCGCCGTCGGCCACGAACATGCTGATGCCGACGCCGGCCGCGATCACCGACTTGCCGTTCTTGCGCGGCACTTCCCAATAGCTCTCGCGGAATCGACGGTGCCCGCCCTTCTTCTTGACCCAACCAAACGTGACAGCCATGCCGAACAGCTGCCATGGCTCCAGGCTGATCAGTTGCCGCTTGAACGCCCATTCCCCCTTCGTATGGGGCAGCAGCTGGATCAGCTTCAGCTTCTTCTCTGCCTTGGCCGGGTCGAACTTGAAGCGGTAACCACGCTTGCGGCTAGCGGCAAGGTCGTCGAAGTGACGCTGGATGGACTGATGAATGTAGCGGCAGGCTGGAACCTTCCCTCGGAGCACCGACCTTCCCCACGCCATCGCCTTGTCGACGTTGGGGTTTAGGGCTTTGGTCATTTATGAGCTCAGTAGTTGGGCAAATTCGTTAGTGGCTTTCTCCTTGTTCCCGCCTATCAGCCTGGTGCGGCTGGCCGGATCAAGGCCGAGCATCGAGCCGAAGGTGACCATCTGGCGCATGGTTTCGTTGGCAGCGGTAAGTGCAGGATTCTTCATCGGCCCACCGGTGGCCCCGGCGACCACGATGCCGTTATCCCGCACCGACTCTTGAGCCATTCGCCAGTTGTCATAGGCGACGCAGAATGCTTCGACGTTGTGCAGGTCGGTGATCGCAACCACGTTTTCACGCAGCAGCTCCGGCACGACCATGTTCCACATGGTGGCCGCACGCTCGCTCAGCCACTCGGGCGGGTCGATCTCGGTGATCTTGGAAAACTGGGGCTCGGCCTTATTGAGGGCGCGCTTGCCCGGGTTCCCGGCCAACTCTTTCTTGGCCGTCGGCTTGGGTTTGCGACCACGGCCGGCGACCGTGGCGGTGCCTCCCATCGCGCAACTCCTGGATTTTTAATTTCGCGGGTGTGAAAAAACGATTGAGGGCGCGGTCTAGAAATCACAAGCCCCAGACTTTCGACCCTCCCCCTCCCTTTCGGTGCGAATCGTTCTCATTTTATCGAGTTTCACTGTTTTTTCGGGGTTTTTCTGCTTTCAGCGGCGCGCATTGCCGAATCCACCGTCCTCGGCGGCCGTTTTGGCCGAGTGACACGGACCACACAGGCTTTGCCAGTTGGTCTTGTCCCAGAACAGGACCATGTCACCTTTGTGGGGGATGACGTGGTCGACATCGGTGGCAACGACGACCAACCCGCGAGCCGAGCAGTGACAGCAGAGCGGATGTTTGGCCAGCCAGCCCACCCTCGCCTGCTGCCACTTGTAGTTGTAGTGGCGCTTCGTGCTGCTCTCCCGTGGCTTGGCCCTGGCGACGCTCGTCAGCAGGTGCGCGTGCGCATCACAGTAGCGCGCGTTACGCGTGAGCGTGTTGCAACCCTGGGCGTTGCACGGCTTCTGCGGTCTCAGCGGCATGGCGTGCCATCCATGTACATGAGGGGCTGGGCATCAGAGTCTTCAGGCTCGTCCTCGGCCATCGCCTGGATCAGCAGGCTTTGTTGCTCGGCCATCCTGCTGAGGATCGCTGTCTGCTGCTTTTGCTCGGTCAGTACCTGGGTCAGCAGGCTTTCCAAATAGCTGGGCTGCTCGCTCATATGCAATGTCTCTCCACTTCTTGAGGCGCTCACGCCGTGCGGCGCACCCACTGCATGCCATGGACAGCCTCCTACTTGCTCTGACTGCGCTTGATCTGTGCGTCCACCTGGTCGGCGCACGTATCCAACAAATTGATGGCTTGATCCTTGAGCTGCCACACATCGCCATTCAGGCGAAGGTCGTAGGCGGCTTCATCAACGCGCTCGCAAGGGATCAACTCAGGGGGTTCGACTCTTACCGCCATTGTCTTTGTTACCAGTGGCGCCGGGCTTCCCGCGCAGGCCGTCAGGCAAAGGCTGAGCAGCCCAATCACGAACAGCTGGGCTGTTGCGCTTGAGGTCTTCAAAGTTCTTCTCCGCCTTCCTGGCTTTGGCCTGGCTGGCCTGGAGCCGCTTGGTGAGGTCGCGCTGATAATCAGCATTGCGCTGGGCTTCCGCTCGCAGCGTGGTGATCGTCGCCTGGCTTTCGGTGTTGGCCTTGATGGCGTCGTCCTTGCTCTTGGTTTCGATCTGCATCTCACCGCGCAGAGCGATGACCCTGTACTGCTGGATGCCGACGAGCAGGACGGCGACCAGGGCAATGATGATTGCTGCAGCGATGGCCTTCATGCGGCATCCACCTTGCGACCAATGAACCGGGTCACCAACTCGCGGATGGCAGTCACGCCCAGGAAGCCAATCGATCCACCGGCGGCAACCGAGAGACTCGGGGGCCAGGCCATCCACTCAATCAGGCTGGATGCAACCAGGCTCAGCGCTCCACAGATCAGCGATTCGAAGAAGATTCGACGCTTGCTGGTTTCTTTCGCGTCGTACATCACGCGCAGTAGGGAGACGGTGATGGCCATAATTGCGCCCTGCCATAACGGATTGCTCAAGGCCAGCCAGATCTTGGCCCAAGTGTCTGGTTTGTCAGGCATGGGAAGGCATCCGGTGTCCTCCCTCTCGGGGAGCAAAAACGAAAAAGCCCCGCACAGTGGCGAGGCTCGTAATGGGTGCAGATGGCCGGTGCTGATCTCCGGTATCAGGCTCAGGAGTACGAATCCCTAGCGCATCAGCCTGCGCATTCATCTGCATAAAGCAAAAAGCCCAGCGGAGGGCTGGGCTTTGGTGTCGTCTCTCATAACGCGCAAGATCGACATGATGGGGCTAATTTACGGCCAATCGGCCATCACGGTCAAGCGGCGTCGAGGAAGATTTCTTCCTGATCGAATATCTCGGTCGCGCGGATCACGGCGGCCTCTTCCAATTGCTCCAAACGCTTGTGGATGCCACCACGCCAGTTGCGGCGAGTGCGTTCGGGCGAAGCGTCGAGATCCCAGGTATTCATGTCGTAGAACTCGGCAGGCAATACGATCATGTCGGTGGACCGCTTGCTGTTCTGAACGCCCTTGAGCTTTGGGATCGCCCACGCGGTAAGCGCCTTATAGATGAACAGTTGCGGTGCCGGGGACGTCATGCGAGCCACCAGGCGGCCAATGGCAGCGACCTTGTTGGCCTTGTGCGTTGAGTACTTGGCCACGAGAACATCCCATTGGGCAGGCTCAAGCTGGCGATGCAAGAGCGCGTACAAGCAGCAGTCGTAATCGAACTTGTCCCGGGGCGAAAGAGTGCTGCCGGTACCACCTTGGCGAAGGTCGGCATCGATCAGCTTCTGCCATGACTGCTTGGTGCTGTTGTCGATGTTGTCGGCGGCCAGTACGCGCACCAGGGTGCCCATCACGTCTTTATAGATGCCCATCGCTCAATCCCCTGTGTAGTTCGATCCGCCGGCGCCGCGGCGATTGTTCCGTTCGTATTGATCCTGGGCTCCGCCAATGGCTGGCGAGCTGCTCAGCCGGTTCCGTGCTCTGCGGATCTCCAGCCCCAGCTGAATCACCAAGTCTTGCATCGGCAACGGCTCGAGCGTTTCGGCATGGACGAACCCAGACGAGTGACAACCGATGCACTCAAGCTGATGGAACACGCCTTGTATGAGACCGGCACCATTGCAGGATGGGCACTCGGTCATCGGTATCAGACAGCGCACAAAGGCGGGGCCATTGCTCTTTTTCATCATTTTTAAACCTCGCCTATGGTTGATTCTTGAATGGCCTCGCAGGCCTTGTGATCTGCGGCTTCCAGCGCATTACCGGAATCTCCGAATCTAAAGCCGGTCAATCCGTGAATCAGGGCAAAACCCTTCTGGTCTAGATGCGCGTGCCACTGCTCCAGGGCATCACGTTTACGCCCCATCACGTCCGACTGGATGTACACCTTCACGTTGTGACCCATGGCGTGGTTAATCAGCAGCTCACCGATCAGGTGGTCGATGCCGAGGTCTGCCCAACCGGTACGGGCCACTTTGCGCAGGTCATGACTGGTCCACTCGCCCTGCCCCAACCGAGCGAACACGGCGCTGGCCTGGCCTTCGCTCAGGGCCTTGCCGTTGCGCGCCGGGAACAGGAACTGGCCGTCGTAGCCCTTGGCGTACTGGCCTTCGCGGTAACTGACGAGCAGCGCGCAAACTTGCTCGGTCAATGGCAAGTGATGCTCAACACCCGTCTTGGTGTGCTCGGCCGGAATGAACCACTCGCGCTCAGCCAGGCTGATGTGCGACCAGCGTGCCTGCCGGGTTTCGCCGATGCGCGTGCCGTGGCAGAGCATCATCAAGGCGAGCATGGCATCGAGTGGTGCAGCCTCCATGACCGCGGCCAACTGTTCCAGCAGACCCGACAGTTGCACCCCACGCAGGCGCGACGGCTTGATCCCGACCTTGGCTTTCGAGAAGTCGTTGAACTTGATGGTCGCCATCGGGTTAGCCGAGATCAGCCCCAGCTTGAACGCCTGCCGGAAGGCCAGGGCCAGCAACTGAAACACCGAGCGCACGTAGTCGATGGAAATGCTTTCCTGCAGCGGCCACATGAGCTGGCTGTCGAGTGTTGCCTTGTCGACGCCGGTCAGGGGCAGATCGCCCAGGCGCGGCATCAGGTGGCATTTGATGGCAGAGGCGCCGGTCTTCTTGCGCTTGCTCGAGAGATTGCGGTCGCGAGACATGCGCTCGGCGTACCAGGTCAGCAGTTCGCCAACAGTGACCCACTTCGACAGGTTCGCCCCGGTACCGGCCTCCAGGCGAAGACGGATAGCCGGCAGCGCCGCGACCACCTGCTTGGTGTTGAGATCCGGGTAGGCGCCGATTCGCTTCCACTCGCCCTTCAACACCAGGTACCAAGACGCACGTTCGCGAGCCCGGGTGAAGCGCAGGTACAGGCCGCGATTCTCGATGTCGCGCAGATCACGCACGTCGCCGGCAGCCTGCCGTTTGATTTCGGCATCGCTGATCTTCACGGCAGCACTGGTCATGCGGCCACCACGGTAGGAGCCATGCGGAGGTAGGCGCGGATCTGCTCCACCGTGTCGAAGTGCCCGCGGCACACTACCGCCAGATAACCCTGGTCATTGAGCTTGCGAATGCGTTCATGCTGGCTGGACGAAATCGCGGCGTCGTTAGGCGGTGTCGCCTTGAATTCAATGTACAGGCCGAAGAAGCCCCCGCGAGCCATCGGCAGGACCAGATCGGGGATGCCGGCTTTTACGCCCTGGGCCTTCAACTTCGCAGCTACGGCCTTGACGCGATGGCCGCCATTCGGGACGTGATAGATAAGGTCAGCGACCTCCGGCATGCGGGCACGAAGCTCAGCCATCAACGCCGCTTGCTCCATCCCCTCACGGTCGACTGGCTTGGCGCGCACCGACTTCTGCTTGAACTGCTTCATGGCGACAGGCGTCATTCGCGATTACCCCGCGAAATGCGGGCACGGCGTTCGAGACGGCGGATGCCCCACCAAAGGCCCGCGGCGACAGCCGTCAGGAAAGCGATGTACAGATGAAGCAGGATGTCGTTCATGCCTTCTCTCCAGTGGTGATGTCGATCACTTCGAAAGTGTTCGGCCACATCAGGCCGCCGAACTTCTCGGCAGCAGAGCGATGCTCGAACAGCGCTACAGCGCGATCTGGTTTATCGGTGAGATCCAACTTGTAGGCGCAGCAGTGCACGGCATACCGGTACTCGGCCGGGTCGGTGGGTGCGAGATACGGGTTAGGCACGGGCACCTCCCAGTTTCGCGCGCAGCTGAGCAAGAGCTCCCTGGCCAACTTCTGGCGTCACCCTTCCTGCTGCACGGGCAGGTAGAGCCTTGGGCATCTCCTGGAGTGGCAAGCCGGCAAGCAATCGTCGGATGGTGATCGTGTAGTTGCGTTCGAACAGCTTCAAGCTGAGCGGGGTATCGAGCTTATTCAGGCTTTCGAATCCGCATTCCTTCGCGGTGTGCCACACCGCATCATGCGACCACTTGCCCTGGCCAGCCATGCCCGGGTGAGCATTGCGACAGGCCTCGCGGTGCGCCGCAGCGAGCGGTGGCAGACCAAGCATTTCGGGGGTTGGCTTGCACCATTCGATGAACTGGCCAGGGCTTGGAATGAAGTCACCGGGCTGTTTACGAACCTGAGTCATGCCAAAGTCGATCTGACCCTGAGTGCAGATGCCTTCCTCGAGAAATGCTTGAAACCATTGGCGCTTAGAAGCCTGGTAGGTTTCTTTGTCGGGCCATGCCTGGCGCCACGCCGAGCGAATGGAGCGCAGTTCCTTGAACAACTCGTTGATGGCTGTCACCAACGTGCTATGGGCTCCATTCGCCACCGGAGGTACATCGCCCGCCGCGATGAACTCACCGGATTGGGCTTTCGCCCATAGGTCTTGAGCAATCACAGAGACGGTCTTCATGAGTTAACCCCGTTCTGCCATTCGGTGTCGTCATCATCAAAATCTGACGCAGGCGCCTGCTTCGGCTTGAATTGCTTCACATTCGAAGCGGCAGCAGCCCGGGCCTTGTCGTTGTTCACCCACTTGACCAGCATGCCCACCCATTCAGCCTGGGTGTTGACCTGGTGCTGAGGCTCGTAGTGACCAGTGAATGCGACGCGGACTTGCTCAGTGAACAGGTCAAGGGACAAACCGCGGTGCAAGGCGTAGGTTTTCAACAGCGTTTGATCCGGTACCCAGTCAAGGGTCATTTCGCTGGGCATGCGAGGGTCGACGGCCTCCTGCGCAGAGAGAGGTTCTTTATTCTTCTCTAAATCTTCTTTAGGTAACGCACCGCTAACGTTCGCAGCGTTACTTTTACCGTTACTCGCCTTGTGATTCGCAACGCGTTTTGCCGTGAGAAGCCTGTTTTTAGCGGTCTTCCCGTTGTGCCGCTCGAAATGCGGAAGACTGATCACACCCTCGGACTCGATCATCCAGGCGACCGACTTCATGTGTTCGCAGAAGCCGATAACGCCGACGAGACGATCAAGTAACTTTTTGCTAACGCTCGGAGCGTTACCGTTTTCGGTTTGTTGGTCGAACCATCCCCACACGCGCATCAATTTGCCGACAACAGCGTCGGGGTCGATATCGGCCAAGTCAGCAATCTGGCAAACCTCAGGCTTGTCCAGGGTGGTGAGTTCGAATTTGATCCAGTCGCCGGCCATTACGCGGCCTCCTGCAGAAGTTCAGCGAGGCGGGTTAGGCCTTTCGGGGTGACCATAGGGTCGAAGGCAGCTCGCTCGATTCCGGTTTCAGGATCCGGCTTGAGGGCTGTAACTTTGTGGGTCATGTGACCCGAGGTGATGCGCGGCTGATAGGCAACCCAGCGCTTGCACCCGTGGCGCCGGAAGATCCAGCGGTGCTGCTCCAGCCAAGCGAACAGGCGCGCCGGAGCCATACTGAGCAGCTTGGCTGCGTCAGTGATGCAGATCGCGCCACCGGCTGCAGCGAGCCTGTTGATGGCGGCGACCTTCGGGGCCTGCTTTGATATGACAAGTTGAAGCTCGCCGTTCTTGTCTGCGAGATCTGCGGCAAGACGGAGGGCTTCTGGGAGAGATTGAGGGATCGAGACAGCCTGTCGCGACATGTTTTCCAGCTCGCCTAAACGTGTCACGACACGATGACGAAGTGGGATGCTGTAACCGGTCAACAGGGTTTCAGTCAGGACGCGATCAAGGTGGAATTCAGCGGTGTAGTCACGCCCGTCCTTCACTTCCCGGAGATGGCGCAGATCTGCGCCATCATCCGACAGCGCCTTGCGCATCACGCGGATGTCACGAATGACGTCCTTGTGCTGCTTTCCAGTGAGATTGGCGATCTCACGGCTCGACATGGTGACCGTATTGCTTGGAGCGACGATCGTGTTCATAATGGCCCCTCAGTGTTTTGCGTTTTGAAAGAGCCGGGTTGCAGCCCGGCTTTTTTGTGCCTGCGATTCAGGCGATTACTTTTCCGCAGACGCGACCAATCCCGCCGACTGAGCTACTGCCCTCAGCGTTCAATGTCCCCATGCGTCCTGTTGTGTTGCCGTCCATTTCCCTTCTCCTAATGTTCTTCCTGGTAGGTCTTTTCTACTGGATGAATCAACAGCTATTCAGGTGCACTACCTCGATTCCCCGCCAAATTCGATACTGTCGTCCATGGGCCTTCAGGCTATTTCTCTACGTTCCGAAGGTCTTCCCGAATCCCTTCAAGGTCTTCCTTGAGTAAATCGAGGTGGTGCTGCATGGCTTCCAATCGCTCCAGCGTGTTTTCGGTGGTAGGCACAGCCCCCGCTATGCCGCAGACTTTTTTGGGTGGGCTTCGGCGACGCGAAGCACCTTGTGGGCGAGCTCAATAAGGTCAGGTCGCAAACCAGCGATAGTGATCTCGCCGTCAGAGGCGTCTTGAAGACGCTCGGCAAGTTCGGCAGATGCTTTCCGATGACCGCCAGCAAGCTGCCAGAGATGTCCGACGGTGGTCTTCGCTGCTTCGGCTACCAGCTGACGTCGGTCGGCTGTTGCGCTGGCGAGCCAATCTCGCAAGTGGTCATTCATAGGGGTTCTCCTAATACGTAGGAGAAATTTAGCTTAGGGCTAATATCAGAGCAAGGAATATTTAGCTGTGAGCACATTTAGCATTGAGCTAAAGAATGGCATTCTTGCTGGCATGGATATCTACGCGATTCGCAAACGCCAATTGATCAATTTGATCGGCGATCAAAAAAAAGGCGCCTGTGCCGAGCGATGGGGGATGGCGCCTGCGCACTTGAGCCAAATCCTTTCGGAAAAGACCGCCAAGAATTTGGGCGATGACGTAGCTCGTCGGATTGAGGTGGTTGAGAAGCTTCCCAGGGGGTGGTTTGACTCTCTACCGACCGACGATGAGTCGGTCGGTCCTGGTTCGAAAGAGATCATCACAGCGCCGGCCGCAGAATCAAATTCATCGGCCGCAGACCAAGTAAAACGAATGCTTGGAAAAGTGAAGGGGCTTTCGATTGAGGCACGGGATCGAATTGTCGCCGCTGCCGAAGAACCTGACGATGGGTTGCCCCATCAACTCTCGGTGAGCATCGCAAGCCTACGCCCGACCAATGACGAGATCGTCATCCCTCAGTACGACATTCGAGCTGCCATGGGCCATGGCCAGGTTCCACCGGACTATACGGAGGTTGTTCGAAATCTGGTGGTACGCGAGGAAATCCTGCGCGAAAAAGGCATCACATATACGTCCAAGACATCTCTGGGGATGATCAATGGATGGGGCCAGAGCATGGAAGGCACCATTAATGACAAGGATTTGGTCATTGTCGATAAAGGAGTGCGGGATTTCATCGGAGAAGGAATCTACGTTTTGACCTGGCATAACGATCTTTATATCAAGCGGGTCATGCGCCTCGACGAAGAACATTACCGGCTTATCTCTGACAATCCGCACTATGAAAACCAGACAGCCCGGATCGATGACGTAACCATTCACGCGAAGGTGTTGCTGATCTGGAACGCCAGAAAAGCCTGACCGATCTCTATAAGTCAAAGCCCGCTTCTTCAGCGGGCTTTTTTGTGCTCGTCAGAAAGGCGCTGGCTCTTCCACCGCATCGAATTCTTCATGAGCTTCTACGCGCGGATCTTCATCCGCCGGAGCTTCCCACCGCAGCGTAACCGACTCGTCCTCATCGTTGAATGTCATCTCAATACCGTCAACATCGGTGAGCGCATCCATCACCTCATCCCATTCTTTATCCCCATCGGTGTCTAGCCGATGAATCGTCGCCCACTTCCGATCCTGCGCTATTGGGTGGTTGATCATGTTTGAGACTCTGAGAGTCAGGCGCTCCACTCCAGACATCGGCTTCGACTCTTGCGGTTTTTTCTTCTGCGGGCTTGCCATCAGCTACTCCTTGATTACTGTATGCATGTACAGCCTTTCAGAATATTAGCTTGATGCTAATCCCCGCGTAAAGACCGATGGTGAATTCCTGCCTGCAACTCCTCCAAAACTGAATTTTTCACCCAAAGCTAAATTATTTAGCTTCCAGCTATTGACTGATCTTTAGCTCGTGGCTAAATTTACCTCAACGCCACCCAACAGGCGCCAGAGCAGAAACAGCTCGCCGCTCTTTAACAGTCAGCGCAACAAATACAACAGACCGCATTGCCTCTACCGGCGACCGGCGAGCAGACAGGCCCGAAAGCCTGCCCACGACAGGACCAACCTGGACGGTTGCTCGATGGTGAAACGCCAGAACCGTGTGAATGACCCGGCAAGCAATGCGCCCCGCCCCTCCGGCGGCAATAGGACGGAAAGTTTCACTGATGCACCTGGCTGGCCGGGTGCATTGGGAAAACAACCGGGAGTCAAAACGATGGAAACAGAAATCGTAAATGGCACATGGAAGGGTCACCTCGGTCGTGGCCTGGCACCGCGAGAGCTTCAGTTTCTTCTCTGGGTAGCCCTCGGGCTCACCGCTAAGGAAATCGCACGGGAGGTAGGCATTTCGCCGGCCACCGTAGCGAAGCGCCTCACCAACGCCATGTTCAAGCTCGGCGTCACCCGCCGCGCAGCTCTGGTGGCTGAAGCGATGCGCCGCCAAATCATTTCACCGATGTGCTTCGTGCTGGCTGCGCTGATCGCCATGCACGCAATGCTCGATGGCGACTCTATGCGCCGTGATCGCCGCGTCCCTGAGCGCCGTATCGCCCAGGTCCGGACGGTGAAGCGCGCCGAAGCTTATGACCACCACGCATAACCTGGAGAACTTCATGAAGCACGAAGCAGCAGTCGCAAAACTGACCCAGCACGCGCAGCAATGCGATGAAAACGCAGCAATCCAGCAAGACGAAGGCAAGTGGCAAGAAGCGAAATTGAACGAACGACTTGCTGCCGATTACCGACAGGCAGTCGCAGCGCTCCAGGCTGAATGAGCATCACTGCTGCACCTTGGCGACAGGGTGCAGCGGGATGCAACCCAACCCAGAGGAACCACCATGTTCGGCAAACTTTTTGGCAAGAAATCCGGCGAAGCCCGTCAGGCCCTGGCCGTGATGACCAACCGCGATTTGATGCAGGCTTCGGTCTACGGCGTGTTCTACGTCGCTTCCGCTGATGGCGACATCGAAAAGGAAGAGCTCGAGAAGATCGAAAAGCTGATCAACAACTCCCCGGCCCTGAAGGGTTTCGGCGCCGAGCTGAGCAACACCATTGACCGCGCCAAGGCCGACTTCAACGACGGCGGCCCGCGCATCATCCGGCAGAACGCCGAGAAGGAATTGAAGGACCTGGCCCATAGCGTCGACGATGCGGCGACCGTCCTGAACTTCATGCTGACCGTTGCCGAGGCTGATGGCGACATCGAGGACGCCGAAATGGTGGTTCTGGAGAAGGCCGCCAAGATCATGAACCTCAACCTCAAAGACTACCTGTAGTCATGTTCCGCAGGCTCAGCAATAAAGTGCGCACGCTGGCCGCCTACGGGCTCGCGGGCGGGATCGTTTTCGTCGACTCGGCCAGTCGCATCCTTTCAATGGTCGGTGACCTGGTACTGGTCGCGCTGTTGCTGATCGTGCTGCTGGCTGGCAAGGAGAAAGCCTGTGACATCAAAAAATAGTTCATCCAGCACCAGCGGCGGTGTCGGCCTTCTTGGTCTGCTGGGCATTCTGTTCGTGGGCCTCAAACTCACCGGTTACATCGACTGGTCCTGGTGGTACGTGACCATGCCGTTCTGGGGTGCTTTTGCGCTGTTCCTGGTCATCGGCTCGCTCTGCCTTCTCGGGTGGCTGCTGACCAGGCTCTTGAGCGCAAAGCGGTAGTCATCACTTCTGCCCATTCAATGAGTGGGCAGCGGGATGCGGACGCCAACCTCGCAGACGCGAGACACCTGCATCACTTCTGCCAACTTGAGATGAAGTTGGGGCATTGCTGGATTTGCCATAGGACTCCAGCCCGATCACCTCGAAAGAGGCTGCATCGGAATGTCGGCGGGTCATGAAAAAAGCATCTCCAGAGCAATCGGATTGTGGCGAATACCCGGACGTCGATTGCAGAAAATGGTGTGGACCGACATTCCAATGCAGCTTCAAAGGTGGCCACTGCCTGCCCAGTGAGCGAACAACGGGAGATACCGCCATGAAGGAATAACCCGCCGTTGCCGAGCAACAGTATCCGCTGGCACTACAGCCCTGCGCGCTTTGACCGACGAGAGAATATCGGTTGCGGAGAGCGCGCCTTGTCAGCGCCCCGAAGCGGGCAAAGCCCACAGGATCTGCTGGTGACATCAGCGCCGGACAAGTAACCGGCAACCCCGCCCCCACGACGCCACCCGCATGCACTCCCCTCCGCGCCCACCGGCAACTAGCGGAATGGATGAGTGCATCCGAGTTTTGTTGGATTAAGCAAGCACCGAGGATCAACTATGCATCCATCATTTCAAGACCGCATCGATGAACTCGGTGTGCTCCTGCGCAAAACCCACGCCGCCCGCATCGAATTCTTCGACCGTGTTGACCTCGTCATGCCGCCTAAGAAAGTGCGCTTTCAGGTGTCTGGGGAGAGCGGCGGCATGTACCGGGTGATCGACCTGAGCAGCGGCAAGACTCGCGCCTTTCGTGAAACTTTCAAGTCGGCTTACGACCTTGCCTTGCAGTTCGAAGACAAGGCCAACCGCCTTCCGGGAGCCAAGCAATGATCGGGAAACCTCTTCCGGATCCGCGCGCCGCCGCGCTGGCCGATATCGAACGCAAGATTGCCGAGTTCTTCGGTTCTGGCGGAAAGCCAACCGAAGCGAAGGGATTTAAACCCAAGCGCCCGCCAGCCCGGTCGAGCACAATCGACCCTGAAACGGTGCTGAAGCGCCGCCGGCCTTCTCCAACCCAGGCAGAACGCATCGCGCTACGGCGGATGACGGAGGCGCTATGAGCAAGCGCAAGGCAAACAACGGTTTCGCCCGCGCCGAACGCAGCTGCCGGGCATTGCTCCGAACCAATCATGTCGCGGTCGTGAACATCGACCCAAGCGGCGCCCAGATCATGGCGAACTGGAAGAACTGCCGGCAGATCCGGAGCTTAGCGATTGCCAACGCTCTGTTCGACTTCTCCTACCACTGGACGATCTATATCAGCGCCATGTGTCGAGACGAGCGCGGCGGTGAGTACGTCAAGTCGGTGGAGATATCGCCGGAGGGCATCTACAAGGTCGAGCGCCTTACGGATGCCATCGAGCATTACTACCTGGAGCTCCGGAACAGCTGCAACCCAAACCACATGGTTGCTTCTGGGTGGATCGCCGTTCCTGCCGAGGTGACGCTCGACGAGGCGCAGGCCGCGAAGCTGTTTTACGCCGCCGGCGCCTGGCATCAGGTGAAGGTCGCGGCATGAGACGGATCAACACCCAGGTGCGCCAGCGCCGACGACAGACATGGCTGGATCTACCAGCCCACGGAATTGAAGAGACAGGCCATGGCCAAGAGCAATGCGGATATTCAGAGGGACAAACGCGCCAAGGAGAAGGCATTGCTCGACCGGATTGGCGCCGAGAAGCGATCGCTGATTGTATCGAAGGCACTGGCTGATGCGCTTCAGGTGCTGGGCGCGCGCCACGGCTTCAAGGAATGGCAGGAGACGGTTTCGACGTTCCTGATCAACCTGGCCGCCGCGCCCGCTCAAGACTCCGACCGCTTCGCCAACATGTCGCGACCTGAAATCGTGATTACCGAAAAGCAGTCGCGACAGCTTGAGAAGTTCGCCAAAACTGGCACCGAGGTGAGTTAAATGCTGCTTATTGGCAGCCCATCAAAATCGATTGGCCGTGTATGAGTGAAGAGCCCGTCTTGCAGTCCAATAATCTTGGCAAGCACGGCTTTTGGAGTCTCTAGCCCAAAGTAAACGATGTATTCGTTGCTGCCGCCTTTCCTTTGGATACAAGTGACGTAGTGCTCCACCTCGATGGGCGTAAGCCCGATCGCATTGCCAATAGCTCTATTTCGCCGAACCTCCGATGTCTCCTCAGATTGGTTACTCATAGCGAAATACTCAGGTGCTATCTAAGACAAAGCTTAGACCAACAACCCATACCCGCTGTCGCCACCGGTCAGGGTGGGCGTTTGACCCAAACCCATTTATTGCGCTCAGCCACGACTATGGCACAGCTCAAAGGTTGAAGCGGCGCGTTGCTTCAAGTTCTTCGGCGGTCTTTATCGCAATATCAAGTCTGTAATTCCAACTCGAATCGGTACCTGGACCGACAAGCTCAAAGCCTCTGTGCTTTTTACCGTCAGGTCCGATCATGACCCTATGGAAAATTAGGTATCTGCCAATCCTGCATTCTAGAGAGCCGCGGCATTCCATCTGATCGCGCTCCAACAGAAGTAAATACCAGAGTACCAATACACCTCATCAACCAGTAGGGGCAATACGGGTAAGCTAAATACCAATCGTCTCCCGGCCGTATCACCAATCAGCCATGATTCGTGACTCGGAATGTGTCAGTGGCTCGCCCTTGTAACGCAGCACGGTCAACAAGCGGCGCCGATCAATGTTCCTGCTTCCTGCAGGCACCATGAAAATCGCGCCGCCATTCGAGAATCGACCAGCTTCAATGAGCGCTCTAAGCTCTGCTTCATTCATTCCAAGACACACCATTTCTTCAGGGTCGAAGGTGTAGACAAACTTCCCTTTCTTAGACCCCATCTTGAATTTGTAAGGGTGGCAGATGAGCCCTGCTCGATTTATCCCAATGACATCTTCCAACAGCTCCAGCATGCGGCTATCTCTGAAAGTGAGTCTTAAATAAGTAATAGCCCAGCACCATCTATATCACCAACCCCACTTCAACGAATCACGCCAGCCGGCGAGGATCC